ATTTGAATGCATCCTTGTTATCAATTTCCCAAATGAATGGAATATTGTTATCCAACATAATCGATGATCCATCTGCTGCATATGCATTGTCAGCTTGTATCTCACCGAATAAAACACGAACACGTTTAATAGACTTCATGAGGTTCTTTACTTCTTGTGGAAGAGCACTGTAGTCTTTAATCCACCCAGACGGTTTACCACAATTGAATCCACCCATGTTGTCACGAAGGTCTGCATTGAGATCCTTATCCATTACTGTTTTGACATACATGTTTTGTTCACCTGCTGCACCTTTAATGAACCGCTTGTACATGAAGCGTTGGTTGAACAATCGGATGTCAGGATTCTGTAGGTAGTAATCCGTTTCATTGTAGTTAAGAACATACATGCCTGCTTCAAGAACTTCTACTTTCTTGATCTTACCTTTGATCTCTTCTTCACCCATAACTGCCTTATGACTAATCTTCAAGCGAGCTAGGTTGCTTGATTGCTTAGGGGACTTCATGTCTACTGCCATGCCCATAGCCTCTGCCATTGCAGCGAAGTTACCGTTGTTTACAAGTGATAAGCTAGTGCTCATTTAATTTCCTTAAGTTAAAGTTGATTGTGGAACTTCTTTTTGTTCAAGCCAATTATTTCCTATCTTTGCTTCCAATGCAAGTGGCACATTGAAATCTATCGACCATCTCTTGTTAATGAGATTGATAAGATTGGCTTGAACTGCGTCGATAACTTGTACTACATACTCAATTTCATCTGGGTGTACATCAATAACAATCGAATCATGCACAGAATTTACCACACAACTTTCATAATGCACAAGTCGTTTATGTATTTCTACCAATGCTAGTGGAACTATATCTGCAGTAGCAAAAGATTGCACAGGATAATTCTTTATCTGTGTAAAGTTTGTTACAGTGCCATCCCTCTTACGCTGTGTGTTAGGGAATACAAACTCCCTGCCACTTGGTAGTTTAATGTACCCATAACTAACTACCTGCCTTGCAAGTTGCTTGTGCCATTGGGCTACTCCTTGATATTTCTCCATGAAGTGTCCATAGTAAGCCGACTCTGCAGGTGTTCTTCCATATCCTGTGGCTCCGTACAAGGGTGCAAATGTATGAGTCTTAGCTGTTTGTCTAGACGTTGTTTGGCCTGCCTCCGTAATAACCTTTGCTGTGTACGAGTGAACATCAAATCCTTCTTTGACTTCTTTGATTGCTGTTTCATCTTGAGATAAGAAAGCTGCAACCCTGAATTCTAGCTGAGCAAAGTCAGCTTCCATAATCTTCCCACCTTCCCAACGTGAAACAAATACACGCTTCACAGGAAATGTATTTCCTCTTGGCATGTTCTGCATGTTGGGATTGGAACCACTGAATCTGCCTGTTGCAGTGATGTGCTGATTCAATCTCACATGCAACATGCCATCATCTTTTATGAAAGCTGCAATGCCATCTACGAAATTGCTGAGGTAACTGTCCAGGGCTGACAGTCTTCTGAGCTTACTTAAAAACTCAGATGCCTCATGCATTTGCTTTGATATAGCTACCCTTTCAAGTATTTCGAGGTTGTCTTTTGATGTGCCGAAACCATTGGCTGATGCCCACTTTGAATTGGGGGCTGTGAACTTGAGTCCTGCGACATCTTTCGTCTGCTCATAGATAAAGCCTGAGCCATTACATGCATTGCATTTCGTAGCCCTCTTGAATGCTGAACCATCTTTTTTAACTTTATAGATAGATCCTACACCAGAGCAATCACTACACTGTATAGCTTTTGTTTTATACAGGGTAGCAAAGTTCTGTTTCACTGCCACTTTAAAATCTGCATCAGACATGTAAGGCGTGATAGCTGATACCCACCTAGTCTTGTCCAATGGTTTCCTACTGTAAATAACCCATGACAATTGTTCAGGACTATTGAGATTGATCGGTGTATCACCCATAAGCTTATGCACCTGATCATTTAAATACTTCTCAATATCAGACTTCTCGGTAATGAACTGGTGTCTTACTTGTTCCAGTGCTTCCATGTCTACCTTGAACCCTGCCTGATACATCCTAGCAAGCACTACAGTGACTTCGTTAGTGAGATCCATAGTACCCACTAGCCCTGCATATTCAGGCTGCTGTAGCTTGTTCTGGATGGATTTGTAGACCCATTCAGTGGCACCTAGATCATGGCATAAGTATTCTGAGAGTGTTGCATGGGGAATATCTCGTACTGAGATACCACGTTTGAGATAATCTTTGATGACATCTTGTTTCTGTACAGGGGAATTGTGCCTCATTGCCACTGATCCCAAGTCAAGGGGGTTAGTTATACCACGCAGTAAGATGTATTCACCTAACATTGTGTCGAATACTTTACCTGTGTACTTAAACCCACACTCCCAGAGCCACAGTAGATCGTGAGATATGTTGTGCCCTACAAGCAGGGTAGTTTTATTGAGAGCTTCCTGTACATAATGTCGGTACTTATCAGCATTTACCGACATTTCCGAATGATCAAAGGTATAAACTTGTGGTTCTTGGTCAAGGTGCTTGACACCTACCATGACTAAAGTATTACCTTTCTCGAATGGATCTAAGTGTTTCTTTCCATCTCGTACTGTGATTGTGTTCTCAACGTCCAGTGTCGTAATCATTTTTCTCCTTTAACTTGGTTCTTTCAGTCGTAGCCCCGTTACGATATCTACCACTTGTTCTTCTCCTTTAGCTTGGCTTCGATAGCACGGGCAAAACCCAACCGATCAAACCACGGCGAATTGCTTTGGTCGATTTTTTGGGACAGGTGACTTAAGTCCTGAATTTCTTCATCCGTCAGCCCAACCCATTGCTTCAGTGCCAATCGGCGCAATTCGACGGCTGATTCCCTGCCCGTGCTATTGCTTATTCGTCCTTGCACAAACTCAGCGTCCAGCGCATCAGCCAGCCGCAAGGCTTCGGATACCCATTCACGCTGCGATAATGCTGCATTCCATCCTCGCTCATAAGCTTGCCCTAACTCGACGGCACGGTCGTGTTCAGTTTTCACGACACGTTTTTCCCATGCTTGTTCTGCAAGTTGAATTTTTGCCTCGTAATCATCGTATGAATCGCTCATGTGTCCTTCTCCTTCAATTTCTCCTCTGCCCACCACCAGCCTTCATTAAACATAACGTCGTATTTGTAGGGGTCTGGTACTTCACTTCCATGCAGGCCAACCCATTGACGCCCTGTCTCCAGTGCTTGGCGTAGGGCTTTAACGGCATCGTCAAACATTTGAACGCTGCTCTTGCTTTGGTACAACTCCAACGCCTCCAGCGCCATCTGCATAGCTTCTCTGCTCATAGTCCTCTCACTTTCAACATAGCATCTGCATAACGGTAACGAGCTTGCTCACGTGTCCATGTGGCTACTTGTCGTGTCTCGTAGCAGTTGCCATTGTGGTCACGCTGGATAACAGTTTCAGTGTACCCTTTTGGTATCCAATACTCGATGTCTTTCTCGCTAGCCTTCGCCGCAAAGTAATCACGCAGGGTCATTCCAGTTTCATTAGGCCACTGCGTCCTTGGAAACGCTGGTCCACCTGTATCTCTGCTCATAATTTACCCTCATCAAAATCAAACCACTCATGGATTTCATTCATTACTTCATTGCAGATGGATTGATTAATTTCGTAACGCTCAGGTGTAGAGTTGTGCTTGTATGCTTGGTTGTGACCAAGTATCACGCCGTTAACAATGCACCGTTCAAGTAATTGCATAAATTTTGGTTTCATTTCTTTATTCGCCTCAGCCTTGCAACAATGCCCACACCTTGGACACTCAAAGTCATCAAGGTATGACTTAGATTTTTGATATTGATTATGATCGCCACTCATGATTAAACTGACTCCTTGTAATGCACCAAGACTTGTAAGCATTCCCACTGTCCCAAAGTGAATGAAACAACACGATTGTTTATGGTGACATCAAACCCCTCACCATTATGCCACTCACAGACTTCCATAAAGTCATCTGCATCAGCAAATGGGTCGTATGGTTTAAGTTCAGCAAACTTGGCTTTTCGTGTGTAAGTATCTACAGTCATTCTTTAACTCCGAAAGTTTCCTTGATGTCATCTCTAATTTCTTTCAGTGCATTGTAAGTCCACTCACATGCAAGCTCACCGGATCGACTGTTACCTACGGGGATACGATAGGTTTCAATCTTATCTAT